AAACAGACCCTGACGCTGACACATGCAAACAACGGCCAGACAGATCGAACCTATCGCTACGTCATTCTGGGATGAGTGGCGCCGCCTGCGCCACCATATCCTGGCGGCGCTGGAACATGCGGGCGGCACGCATACTGAAGATGATGTCCTCGATTTACTGCGCGCCGACCAGGCGCAATTCTGGCCTGCGGATAACTCGGCAATGGTGACCGAGATTGTTGGATATCCAAACGGCAGCCACTGCCGCATCTGGCTGGCGGGCGGTGAGTACGACGAGTTGCGGGCGCTTGAGCGCGACATGGTTATTCCATGGGCGACGAGCATGGGGTGCCGGCGCATAGAATTGGTGGGCCGAAAAGGCTGGGCGCGTCGACTTAACGATTATCAGGAAGTGGCCAGAGTTCTGGCCAAGGAGATCACATGAGCAAGGGCGGATCAAGTCAGCCATCAGGCCAGACTGTAACGACCACCAACCAAGACCCGTGGGCCGGCGTGCAGCCATATCTGAGCTACGGCCTGGGCGAGGCGCAGAACCAATACCGGAACGCGCCGCCAGAATTTTACCCGCATTCGACGGTGGCACCCTTCTCGGCGGATACCATCGCCGCGCAAGACGCAATTAGACAGCGCGCCACGGCTGGCAGTCCGCTGAACGCAGCGGCGCAGCAAGGCGCGCTTGATACGCTCTCAGGCAGTTGGCTTGGCGGCCCGCGATATACGGAGATGTATAACGCCGCCGTGCGCCCCGCCACGCAGCAATTCACCGAGCAGGTGCTGCCGGGCATTACGTCGCAGTTCGCCCGTGCTGGCAGGCTTGGCAGCAACGCCCAGCAACTGGCGACAGAGCGCGCCACGGAGGCGTTTGGCCGCAGCTTGGCTGACGTTGGCGCACAGCAGTACGCCGCAGAACGCGCTCGTCAGAACCAGATGATCGGTATGGCGCCGCAGATCGCCGCTGCCGACTATGCAGACCCGACGAGGTTGCTATCGAGCGGCATGATGCAGGGATCGAAAGCACAGCAAGAGCTTGCCGACCAAGTTGGCCGATTTGATTTCTATCAGAACCGTCCACGGTCGATGCTCGATAGCTTCATCGGCCAGGTGCGGGGGATGCCAATTTCCGGCAGCCAGCAACAGACGGCAACGCCGTACTTCACCAACCCAACCGCCAGCGCGATGGGCGGTGCTTTATCGGGCGCCCAGCTTGCAAACATGATGAAAATCAATCCGTGGCTAGGCGCACTTGGCGGCGCTGGCTTGAGCTTGTTGTAGGAGGCGCGCATGGCAGACAACCCAAATCTGTTTAATCAAGGCGGGCTGTTCGGCCCGGCAGGCGGCGGCTTTGGCGGGCTGCTCGATCCGCGTGCGCAGGCAATGCTGGGCGCGGCCCAGGTACTCAGCCAAGCAGGCGGGCCAACCCGTATGCCCATCAGCACGGGCGCGGCGCTGTCCAGCGCCATGGCGCAGGGTGTCAACAGCTATCGCCAGGCGCAGGCTGCCGCAGCGCAGCAGCAGATGGCGCGGTTGAATTACACTGCCAAGCTACAGGAAATGAGGGACAAGGCTACGCAGCGCCAGGCGATGGCAAAACTAATGGGCGGGCTTGGTGGCGCTCCCGAAAGTCCGCTGGCCGTACCCGCCGTGCCTGCCGTGCCGGTTGCACCAATCGGTGTGGCTGAAATCCAATCGGGGGATACGGCACGAGCGGCGGCGGCAGCAAGAACGAACCTCGATGATAAAATAAGCGCCCCGCCATCTACCGGCAGTATCGAGCAAGCGGCGCCCCCCCAGTCGCTTGGTTTTACGGCGCAGGACAGGATGAGGCTGGCCGCAGCGGGACCGGGAAAATTTGGCCAGGTCTATGGGGATATACTGAAGGAAAAAGAGGCGGCCAAAGAGGCGTTCCAGAAAAACCTAAACCGGCGTTCGGAAAGGGCGACCAAGCTCCGCAAGGGCTTCAGAACCGACACAAAAAACGACTTCACGATTTTGGAATACGCCCGCAATGGGCTGTCGGCAGATAATAACCACATCGGCGACGTTACGCTTCTGTATTCCTACATCAAGGCCATCGACCCCGCTTCTGTGGTCCGCGAGGGCGAAGTAAAATTAACAAAGCCGGGACTTATCCCGCAGACGTTAATCGATATCTACAATGCTCTTTCCACCGGGGAATTGAGCAGAATGGCGCCGACTGTACGGAAGGGGATTCTACAATCCCTGCATAACCTTTCAGAAAAATCCAGAAAGCGCGTCGGTTACCACAAAGACCTGTATGGCCGCAGGGCCAGACGATCCCACGTCAGGGGGGATAGCGTCATAATGGACCCTGAGTCCGTGCTTCCTAAACTTCCAGGACCGCTAAATTTTAACAATGCGAGTGAAGGCTAATGGCTGACCTAGTTGAAGCCGTCAAAAACGGTCGCCCAGGTTGGGGCCTGGAAACCCAAGACGGGCAGCGGGTATTTTTTGGCCGCGACAAATACAACACCCTCGATGAGGCGAACGCTGCGGCTGAAAAATATACACCAACCGGGGATGTTGAACTGGCAGATAACCCTGTAGCAGGGCCGCCGTCGTGGTCGGATACCTTTGCAAATGTGCCTGAAAGCGCCGAGCAATTCGTCAGCGATATGGCGCAGATAGTCGTACATCCCATAGACACGGCGACATCCATAGCGGCTCTTGGCCGCGGCATTTATCAGAAGTTCGTACCAGGGCAACAGCCAGATGAGGCGACCGCCGATGCTGTAGGGCGATTTTTTGTTGAACGCTACGGCGGGGCCGAAGAAATCAAGCGGACAATAATAACAGACCCGGTCGGCGCTTTGGCAGACCTCGCAACAGTGCTGACCGGCGGCGGCGCTGCGTTAGCACGCGCCCCGTCCGCAGTCGGTAAAATCGGGAAGGTCGCCCAGGCCGCCGGCAATGTCATTGACCCGGTTGCCGTGCCGCTGAAAGCGGCGGCGTCGATTGGCAGCGGGATCGCAAAGCCGGTAGTCGGCTTAACCACAGGCGTTGGTGGTGCCGCAATCCGCACCGCCGCAGAGGCGGGAAAAACAGGCGGCCAGATGGCGAAAGATTTCCTCGCTAATATGCGGGGGAAAGTTCCTATTGATGACGTTATCAACGACGCCGCCCAGGCGTTGGCGCAACTCCGCTCAGAACGCGCGGCAAAGTACACGGCCCAAATGGCGAAAATTACGGACGATCCAGCAGTATTGGATATAGCGCCAATTTTGGAGAAGCTGAGAGACGTTGGCGGGGAAGGTCTATACCACGGCAAGGTCGTTCGAGAGGAGGTCGCGGGTACATTCAATAAGATTGCGAAAAAAATCATTGAATGGGGCGAAGCGGACCCGGCCATCTTCCGCACTGTCGAAGGCCTCGACAAGCTGAAGCAAGCTGTCGGCAGTATCCGCCAGAATACCAAGTTCGGCACCGCTGACCGCAAGGTGGCGAATGATATGTATCACGCTATCAGGGATGTCATCGCTAAGCAGGCGCCGGATTACGCAGACACTATGGCCGATTACGAACGTGCCACAGACTTAATTCTCGAAATTCAAGACGAATTTAGCCTTGCTGGGAAAAAGACGCCGAAGGCCTCGACTGCACTCAAGAAATTGCAGTCGATCATGCGCAATAACGTCTACACAAGTTACGGACGCCGCGCCCAGTTGGCGGCGGAATTGGAGAAGGCGGGCGCGGCGGCGTTGCGCCCCAAATTGGCGGGGCAAGCTCTTTCGCCATTGGCGCCGCGTGGGCTGGCCAGAGCGCCGGCTGCGGGTGCTGCGCTTTTCGCACTTGGCGACCCAACATTCCTATCGACGCTGCCGCTCACTTCGCCACGGCTTATGGGCGAGGCGGCTTATTACGGCGCTAAAGGCGGTAGGTTTCTAGCGCCGGCAGGGAGGGCAGGCTACCAGGCGGCCCGTCTGCAAGAAACAGAATTGCCGCCACCCTATGCCATGGGAACAGGCTGGCAACAATAACCTAACCAACCCGCCCGCCATGGCGGGTTTTTTACGGAGCTATAACTATGGCTGACACAATATCCGCCTATTCAAAAACGGCGGCCTCGAACACCACTTTACAGTCTATTTCGTGCGCGGAAGGCATGGCCCCCAGTGACGTAAATAACTGGATGCGCGCGATTATGCAGGACCTTGCCGAGTTGTACGACGGCACCCAGTCTCTGGCCACGTTGAAGGCCACGACCGCGCTCTCTGCGGCTGACGGTTCGACATCAGTGCCGTCTGTGCAGTTCACCTCCGACACCAATACCGGCCTGTACTGGCCGGGCGCCGACACCGTGGGCGTTGTCACTGGCGGCACTGAGCAATTCCGGTTTGGCAGCAATCCTATTCCCGGTGGATCGAAGAATTTGCTCATCAACGGCGGTTTCAATGTGTCACAAAGAGGTACGTCATTTGCTGCGCCATCAAGCATGGACTATACCATGGATCGCTGGATGTTCACAAAGAACACTGGCGCTGGCGTTGTTACAATTACACAAGATACAGCGTCTGCACCCGCTGGCTTCGGCTACTGCCTGAAGGTTGATTGCACAACAATTAATGGCAGTCCAGCGTCAGGTGACCGACATACTG